TGCAATTGTAGCAAATGTTGAATCATCTTCACTTGACAATACTAATGGAGGAAGTGAATAGAACCCCGGGTTATAGGTAATTGTTACGGTAGTTGCACTTGCACTTGCTGTAGCTTGAGTTCCAGCGTTAATAGCTGTTGCAATAGCTGTAGCATTTTGAGCAGCTGTACCAGCATCTGCAACATTATAAGCAGTTTCACCAATATAAATTACGTGGCGACCAGCATCTGTAGATGAACCAAGAACACTTGCAGTAAATGTAAATGTTCTGCCATTGCTTGATGGAGCATTGATAATATCAGCAGCAGTTACACTAGCGGTAGATGCTGTCAAAGTTGTATTACCAGCAGCAGCTTTAATGTAAGTTGAAACTACGGTTGAACCCTTTGTAAATTTGTAAATAGTTGCACTTCCTGTAAATGCAGCTACCGATGTAGTATCACAAACACGTTCACATCTAATTACTGGGTAAGGTTCACGTCCAGTTGTAAACTGACGTATAAAACTTTCCTGAAGACCTTTTGCCATATCAGCTTGTGAAGTTGATGTAGCTTTATAAGGCACTGTTTTAATCTCAGGAGCATTGTTATAAGTATTTCTTGTATGATTCAAGATTACATGCAATACATATGTGCTTCCACTAACTGGAGTTCCAAACCCAGTCGTATTGTAGGTTGAATCATACCCAAAATAGCTTACTTGTTGAGTATCTTGAACAAAGTCTTTTTTTACTTTAGTCAAGATATCATTATAACTAAAAATTGGAGAAAATACATATGTGCCATCAGAATTTTTCTGAACTACACGTACTGGAGTTGTTCCAGATATAGCACTCTCCTCATTCTTGTTATCAAGAGCTCTTACTACAGCTACAGAACCATTAGCCATATCCGTATATAAGGCTTCGTCTGCAATACCATTAGCAACATTCCCAATAAAGAAATAAGTTGCATTTTTTTCATTAATCATTGTAATTACGTATTAAGTTAAACAAAATTGTTTATTTATTGTTACTATTTAATATACTATTGCTTTTAAGAAACATATCTACTGCCATATCTATTATTTCCCATTGAAACACATCAGGCACTTCTATTTCAGAAGTTGGATTATCTTCTATTGTGTATTTGTTAGGTTCCCTAATGTACCCAACTTGATATGAGGTTATTGACGCACCACTTTGATGAACCAATACATGTAATCTATTCGTACCACCATCGTCAATAATCTCAGCTCTCCAAACTAAGTATTCATATGGTTTCTTAAATGGATTCCTTATATTTGACTGGTATGAGTCAAGTGATATTGGCCTTACCTTTGATTTATAATCAGTAGTCCCAACTCTTACATTAGCAACTTCAAGCACTGTATATAATAAATCAGTAGGTAATACAGCTTGTACAGAATTTGGCAATATTGTAGATGCTGTTACATTTAACACCTCACTTACAGTAAGTAAACTTAATGCTTTCCTAGCCTTCTCATTATCTTCAAATTCTGCATAATACTTATCTATTAAATCATATAAACATTCATAGAATATACTGCTTATTTCACCAGTCGGCATGTCTATAACTAAATCAAGATTTCTAATCTTTCTTTCAAATTCATTATGCATTTCAGCTAATGTCATTTCTTATCCTCCTGCTTAGTTACTAGTAAATACTTTTCTCTTCTAAATATTTCAACAGCTTGTTGCACTATTTCTTCATGTAAGTATTCAGCTAATTCACAATCATTACTTCCTCCGAGTCCTATTTGTATTGGAGTTCTCAGGTATGTTAAAACAATTGCAGTTAATGTTGTAAACCTGTCAACAAATACTATTATTTTATTATTAGCTTCAAATATAACACCAGGTTTTCTTATAATTGGCTTATTAAAACTATTTGTTGTGAAAGATTCAACTTCGTTGTAATTTATTATCTTTATCTTATTGGGAACTGTACTTGTTGATGATATCACCGGACAAGCTGTTCTGGTTATTTTACTATCACTCCTTATATAATATAGATAATCCGATGGCAACGCCATCATATTGCCATGTAGTATGTCAGTTAATGGTGTTATTGACGTTTCAGTAGTCCTACCTATTAAATGTCTTAATTCATCAATGTTTTTATTTATATTTTCAATATTCTCCTTCATATTTAATGAAGGGAAATATTTAGCTTTCATCAGTCTAAGTTGAGATATATTTAAATATGCAAATATTTCATCAGTATCCAGCTTGTCCTTAGTTTCAAATTCAGGATTTGATGTATATAATAACCTTTGAAATTCTATTTGCATTTGTAATGCATTCATATTTATCCTTGTTGAGGTATTTTAGTTTTAAATATAGATTCTGCTGCTAAATTAACTGCCAAATCAACTAAATCATCGTGTAAAAATCCTGGCAATATTGAAGTATTTGAATCATCAATTCCTTTCTGAGCTAACACATATGTTAATTGGATTTGGTTAATATTTGTTGTATAGTAGTCAGGAATTACAATTATATATGAATATGGGGCGGTTGATGCTTGATATCCAAATATAATCTTAGGATATTTGAAATATGGTTTATTGAAATTAGTTGTTACAAACTTTGACAAATCAGATGCCGATATTATCTCAGCTCTAACAAATTCAGATGTTATTGCAGGTTCAGTTCTTGTTACCCCAACCATAGCATCTATAAAAAATCTTACTGGTGATGAAACTATTGACGATATTGCAATACCATAAACACTTTCGCCAGATGGCAATGTCATTGGACTCATACTTCCACTATAAGTCCTTACTACAGTATATATTGACTTATAATCACCAAGTTGAGAATATTTCTTAATAATTTCATTCTCAGCAGTATTTAATAAACTGTAGATTTCAGTATTAGTAAAACCTGGGGCTGCCGCACTAGCAACAGCCTCAAGTCTTATATTAAATTTTGATATTAATTCAGCAGATGTCATTAATCTTCTACCTTAGCTTTATCTTTTTGTTTAGTTACTGCAATTATTTTTGCATAAATTGGGTCATCAGGTTTTTGTTCCCAATGCTTCATCTGTGCAATTAATTCACCATAACTATATTTAGTATCAACTCCATTAATTATATAAGTCCCGACACCTTGTTTCAATACAACACCTTTATTTATCGCCTTAGCTATAAGTACTTTCGTGTTATATGCTTTATCTTTAAATAAAGAAATAAATCCTTCCTTATCGACATCAACAATTTTCTTAAGTTCCCCTATCAAGAACTTTGTATCAGCCTCTTGTGGGATTGAAACATTCTTTGACTTGTTCATGTAGTAGATATTGATAAAATCTCTCATCTTATCATTATTTCCCTGAAGCTTGCCAAGAGCTTCTCCAATCTCAATTAAGAATTGTGTTTCAGATATAGCCTTTTCTTCTTCATAATTTTCATTAACAAATGCGTACCTAAACTGTCCATTAAATCTCGAATCCCAATCATTAGATATTTCTTTCTTCCAAGTTTTAAGAACTTTATATTCCAAATTTTCCCTTGGATTAGATAGGTCAAATTTCTTACCAATCTTCATCAACTCTGGAGTTTTTGTAATTGTTACATTAAATGAACCCCAGAATTCATTATTCTTTTTATATGGGTTAAGATCCTCTCCAAGAATTTGAGAGAAGTATTCCATTTCGCCATCTTTAGTAAATGGATTGACAACCTTTTGTGTATGTTCGTCAACTTTTAAACAATACCTATCTGAAGCTCCATCCATTTTAAAATATGCAACATGTTTTTCATCATTAACCATGCCAGTCTTCCTTCCAATAGGTTTTAAATACACTACTCTTTTTTCCAAATATCCCTTCTCAATTGCTTCGTCTATACTAATCATGTTAAAATAATTAATTATTAATTTTGCTAAGTTAATTCCATTTTTAATAAAAAACAAGGGTGTAGGTATATTTCTACACCCTTGAGTATTTTTATCTCAAAATTGACGGTATAATACGGCCAGTTTTAAGAATATTGTTTACCTGAATTGCACCTTGGAACATTTTACCAACAGTATATCCATCTTTCAAAGTGGCAGTAGCGGCAGGAGAACTTAAGTTGTTATATGCTGTGAAAGCATCACGCATACCCGGAACAAATCTATAAATTTCTTCTTCACCTTTTACAGCAACTCTTTGTATGTTAGGAGAACCATTCGTAGTACCAAAGTTCCAAATATCATAGATATAAGAACTTGCCAAACCACCCTTAGGGTGACGTATTTTATTACGAGCTGGATCATCCTTCATAGGATCAATCATCAGTTTGAATTTAATACCATTAATAAATTCATATTCCACCAATTGGCCTTCAGAAAGTCTCATCTTTCCTTCACCAGCATCAATGAAGTTGTGTGAACTTCTCAGCCATGAAATTTCACCACCTCGTGCTGATAAAGCCTTATGCAATTGATATGCACCATATTCACCAGTTGAAAGAACCAACTCCCTCTTATCTTCCTTAACTTTACCTACAGAAATATCCATAGCAAAGTCAGTAATTACATCAAGTGAGAAATCATTATAAAATAGCATGTTACCACCTTCCATTTGTTCGTAAAGACCAAATCCAGCCTTAATAACATTACCACTTTCACCTTTCAAACCATGTGTACCATCAGCAGCCTTTGTAGATTTTCCACCCAAAAGAAGACGTGCCTTATCTCTACGAAATTGTGTAAGGAAGTCCCATTCAAGTTTACTTAGCCATGCAGTATGTTCTTTACCATTTTGGTCTAAGAATTTAAATGCAAGCGGATTAACTTTACCCTTACTAATCATATTACCAGGAACTTCATAATTCTTGCGAATCATTGAGAATTCATTTTCAAGAACAAAATGACTAGCATGTTTTACTTCATTACCACGAATTGACAATGTTTGCTCAACAAGACCAAATTCTTCAGACCAACGTGTTCCAACAGCAACCTCATCAGCATCAATAAATTTAGTACTATCTCCAGAAACAATCTGAACTGCATATCCATATAAATTACCAACTTGAATTGGATCAGTTGTTACACGTAAAGAATATTTCTCTGGGTGATGTCCAACCATTACAGATGTAGCTGAGAAGAAATCTTCAGCAAACCACATATAGAATGTACCAAATCCTAATCCAGCTTTGTCTGCATCAGTAATTTGAGATCCAGTAGGGTCAGCAGACAATGTAGCTGCCATAAGTTCAATGTTCCTTTCTTCACTACCTTGTAATGCCCAACGGAATGGAGTGTCATCGTCAAGATAACGTACTGGGAATTTGTCAATAAATGAGACAATATTATCTGCCCCATAGTTTACTTCATATACCCTGTCAATAAATTTTGAAATCCATTGAGGGTCTTGCATACCCATCCAACCTAGGTGTTCTTCACGAGTAAGTTTACCCCAGTATTGTGGGTCCAAGATTTGCATCTTAGAAATTTTAACGCTCATATTAAATTAATTAAAAATTGTTTGTATTATAAGTTTCCAAAAGTATTTTTCAATGCATTGAATGTTGATGATTTTTCTCCACCAGTATTTGGATTACCATCTAGTCCATTCTTTGTTGCCTGTAATTTTTCATGTATTTTACTAACTGCATCAGATTTAACCTTAGATTCAATTTTCCTAAAATCTCCATCTAACATACCAGTCATTATTGCATAAGCTAATTTTATACGGGCACCAATCGGGTCTTTACTAATCCATGCCGTAATCCCATCAACTTGGTTATTATTAGCATCCTTATACCCTTTAGTTAGGATAAACTGCTCGATCTTAGCCTGAGTTTGTTTATTAATCTTCTGGCCTAAAACTTCATTTGCTGAGTAGATTGTATCTTTGTAAGCTTTTATCAACTTATCCATATTATCTTTTGCAGCATTTTCCTCATCAATAACTCTTTGTTTCTCAGCCTTAATTCTTTCTGCATTGAGCTTCTTGACACTTTCCAGAGCTTCAATTGCTTCTTCTATATCAGTCCCGGTGTCAATACTCTTTTGAATTAACTTGCTTATTTTCTCATCAGAAAGTTGTGTAGTATTTTTATAATCCTGAAATAATACACTCTTCCTTAAATCCTCATCAGCCTCAAGTTGTTCCTTGGTCAATGAATCAAATTTAATCTTTGATGAAATTAATTGTTTGGCAATATCAGAATCAACTCCAGAATCTTTCAATTCAATATATTCAACAAAATCTGACTCATATGTTTTCTTAATTTCACCAACCCTTGACTCAACCTCTCTTGAAAACAAATATTCAAGCCCAGCCTCGTCACCATTTTCTTCCACAAATTTTGAGAACTCGTCTTCATCATATGAAGAAAATACCCCCTTCTCGTTAACAAACCTAGCAAAGTCAAGAGCAATGGAATTGGAATTAGAAGTATCTTTATCTTGAGAAGGGGGATTTTCCTTTTCTGTAATTACTTCTTCTTTCTTACTCTTTACTTTCTTAAGAGGTTCATCTTTACTATCCTTATTTACATCTAACTTATCGTCAAGTTCAATTTCTAATTCATCATTAGATTCTTTTTTTGAACTTTGATTTGAAAATACACCAGATTGATTAGCTAATATATCCTCCGGTGTCTCCAGGGTTTCAAACACTTCCCCAAAGTCAATTTCGCTTAATAAACTTTCTTTTTCCATTGTTTGCTTGATTATGTTATTACAAATATATACTTCTAAAATAACCTAATAAAGATTATTAGGTTATTATTAATTCCACGTATAGCTAAACAGTTAATTGCATTAAATTTTGTCTTCAAATTCTTTATCAAGGAAATATAGTGAAGCATCCTTAGATTTAATCATTTTAATCCTATCCACCCAGTATAATATTTTTGCTTCTTCTTCAGTTTGCTCACTAATCATTTTCATGGCAAATTCATATGTATTTAAATCTCCTTCATCAAATGCAGCTTTAGCTATTTGCTTAATCCATTCAGTTACTTGAATTTCATGTTTATAACTATTTTCAACTATTGCTTCAATTCCATCAAACCCTATTGGTTGCTCTTTAGTTGCCATAGTTTTTGGCATACAACCCCTATCTTGAATATATTCATAGAATTTATCCCTATGAATTAATTCCTCTTTAGAATATTTATCCCATAGTTTTGAAGCTCCAAACCACCCATTATAACTCAACCACTGTGACATTGCTAAGTATAATAAACTTGACTCGTGTTCATTTTTCAATTGCTCATTAAGCATATTGTAAATCTTGTCTGATATTCTTTTCATATATTAATTATTATCTTAATCTGTTACAAAATGTCATATTATCACTGTATTGAATGATGATAATCCAGTTAAATTATCTTGTATAATTATTTGCAATTTTTCATTTTCATTACCATCTACCAATATTGCACATCCAGCACCTTGTTGAGAATTATATATTTTTGTTGCCGTCATTCCATATACTACAGATGGTGCTTTGGGATCATATTTTACAACAAATCCCTTTAAATCTAACCCTCCATTTGTTTTTGCATTTATTGTATTAAAGTAAACACTATTTTTTCTTCTGACAATAATCCCCTTAGTCAATGCAGCAATTCCACCAAATTTCCCAGAATCCATATCAGTATCATCGGTCATACTTAATACTATTTGATTTACGTGCCACTTTATTTTTGAAGATGGTTTTATGTCAAATATAACTTTTGAAGAAGATCCATCAATATTCATATTAGTAGGAATTCTTCTTACTTCTGCATTAGTTGTAAATGCATAGTCAATTGACTGGTCAATTGTAATTACATTAACATTTACAGAAATAATTTTAGCCTGTAATAGTCTATAATATTCTGTAATTGTTATATACTCATTTGCAACATTCCATGCCCAGGGTTCAATGTTACGGTGTATGAATCAATTACTGCATTTGATGCTAATGTTGCGTTATTGATAAAATATTTAAAATAATATGCAAAAGTTATAGATGTTTGGTCTTGTAAATATGTATCGACATATTGCCCATTTTTGAAGCAATATTTACAACATATTCACAAAGTTCCGAATCTTCATATATAACTGGAAAGTTGCTATTTATTATAAATTTTTTATTAGTCATTTACATTACTTTTGACCAACTACCTTATTCTTTATTGCAGTTCTGGCTTTTAATTTCTCCCTTTTAAAAGCTTCATCATCTTTCATTTTTTGCATCTTTTCAGAAGACTTTATCTTTCTATATTCAATCTCAAGCCTCTTGTTCTCTAACTCAATTCTCTTTGATTCAATATCTTTTTTATCAGACTGGTCTTTCTCTTTGAGTTTAAGTTCCCTATCTTTATAGAATACATCTGAAGCATGTTTCCTCTCTTTTAGTGCTTGAGAAGCTATCTCCATAGGGTCGGGAATTCCATTTTGATTAGCATCAATACTTCCACTCTTAATATATGTTGCTAATTCAGCAGTATATATCTTAGTGTCATTATTTGTATCAACTTCATATTGTTTAAGTTCTCTGTCAAGAGCTTTCTGTTCAGCCTCAAACTCCATTCTCTGCATTTCAATATTTTCCTGAATTTGCATTTGTTGTTGCTGGATTTGTAATTGTTGTTGCTGCTCCTCTTGCTGTCTCTTAATTAAATCTTCTTCATAAGTTTCAATTTTTCTTTGCATATCACCAACATTTCTGGTTCTATACAAATCTGCAATAATTGACAATGAACCATTATTTTGTAAGAATCTTTCTCCAAGTTGTCTTAATGCCTGAAGAGTTTGCATGTCATTTGAACCATTATTTACATCAACTGATACATCTATATCCCTTACATCATTGTAATCAAATCTAAGTAACTCTATTGTACCGGTATCTAATGTAAATTGCCTTACAAATGACTTATCTTTCCATGCAATTTTTGCGGCTTCAATTAAAGCTCTTAACGCCCTCTTTCTTGTATTATCATGTACATCAAACCACTTCTCAGTAATGTAACTTGATTGAACTACAGCCCTTTCTATCCCACCAACAGTCTCTCTATTATCAATAGCACCCTTTCTTTGTGGAGTTATACCAGTCAATGATTCAAGTCTTCTTTCAATAAAGTCAAGCATCATTATATGGTTTTGGATATAATTACCCATTTCAAGGTCAATTACTGGAGAACCTTCATTCATTACTCCGGCAGGTTTACCCCTAAATGCAGCCTTTTGAGATTCATTAAATGCATCAACTACAGCCCATCCTAAGTATTCAGCATAGTATAACCATCTTGACACATCCCATCCATCTGGAACCAAATGTAGTGGCAATTTGGCTATTTTACCCTTATATTTAGTAAAAGCCATTTCAAGCCTATACATGAAAAAGTTGTACAGATATTGCAAATCCCTACCTTCATCGAATAAGCTCCTACCAACATTATTATTAACATTAAATACAGTCCCTACTATACCAGGATTGCATACAGATGGATTGTCCATATGTCTCATTTGGATTGGACATGGTTGCATCCTTAAATATAAATCAGATCCAACTATGGTTGTTTCATACCACTCAGTAATCCATTCCCATTTAACATCTTCACCTAATTCTTTATTTGGTTTATATTGTTCTGGAACCATATCCTTTACAACATCTCCAAATTCATCAAGTTTAGTTATAAATCCAACCTGTCTTTTACCTCTCCAACATACTCTAGTTACCCTAACATTGCCATCAGCATCAAAAGCTCCATTATATGAACCATACATATCATTCCAGTTGTCGACAATTTCAACCCCTGGTATAATATTATTTAATCCAACCGCATGGCCTAGTTGATTTGAAAACATCTGAGAATTTCCAGAACTCCCTATATTATGTCCAGATTCTAAATATTTAATATCTTTCTCTTGAAGTTCGTCATGATACCTATCAAGTACAGCACTTGGTGGTAAATATATATCCTCAACTATAACATCAGCATCTTCAATCTTATATGACTGACCATTACGTATTGTATAGAAATTAAGTGGGTTCCCCTTCCTAAGTACAGGTTCACCTCCTATTATATCAATAACATATATTTCTTCACCAGCTATAAGTAAATCTTCAAATCCCCTACTAAACTCAACTGCTAAATCATTTACTGTATATAAATAATTAAGCATTTGATTGGCCATTCTTTCCCTCTTATCTTTAAAGGTATATTTACGCCATTTGTCAAATTCTACAATCTCTTTCTTAACTTGCTCTGGGTCAAAATTTAGTTGTGATATTTTCTCATAATAAAACTTCTTAAACTCTTCATCAATCTGTTGGAGTTTATCGGTAATAGCATCACTGTTTATAACAGTAGCTGTAGGATTAAATATCCTTTTTCTTTCCTCTCCAGAAAGTAGATTTAATGCAGGAGTTAATAATGGATAATTCTTATATGAATTAGGAAAGTCACTATTATCAATCCTATATGGATTGGTAACTCTTTCAGCCTCAACATTATCTATAATGTCATTTCGTAGATTATAATTAATAACCTTATTTCTCCTTGACGGTCTTACATTGAATGAACCAGCATTATTCTTAGTCCACCCAAGAATTCCCCTACCAAAATCTGCACACTCCTTAAACCATTTCTCAGTCTTTTCTTTTTCAGTCTTTAATTGTGGCGGGAAGTATGATTGGTTATTATCTAAAGTACTCATATATTTATAACAGTTTAAAATACAAATTTAATCCTTAATAAATTTCATAAAAATTTAAAAATCAGCACGTATAGCTAAACATGATATACTTCCCTGAGTAGTCCAAAATTGCTCTTTAATTTCTCAGTCCTTCTAAAGAATGGATCATCAGCTAAAGTTTTAACTCTCTCTTTAACAACTTTTTGTTCATATTGACCAAGTTCAGCATCATATATTAATACTGCCGTCATAGCATCAACCCTATCAAAATTCCCATCAGGGTTCCATTGGCTACATTCTTCAAGATACCCAATGCTCCTTATCTTATGGATATTTAATGCTAAATTTTTATTGATTGGATTACCTTCATCATCATATTCCAAATCTGCTAAATCTGTGTATGCGGTTTCAAGTAACCAATCAGCTTGTAATCTCCTGCCATATCTTTTTATTTCTGGAGTTGATGTATAACCCTTAGCAGTATTGCCAGTAAATGCACGTGGTTTCATTTCCTGTTTATCAGCAAGATGTTGAGGATAATCTGCTAACATGTGAAGTGCTTTTTTAGCCAATTGGAAATATCCAAATAACCCCTTCTTATTATTTTCATACATTATAGTAGCATTATAATATAATGCCAATCTATAGCATATTTCAAAATAATCATTAGTTGATGGTCTTCCAGTATATTCAGCAACTATTCTACGTGTAAATCTATCAAATACGAATACACTAGCTAAAGACACTGACCATAGCACTTCGTCATTTTCTATAGGATCCGATCCGGCAATATATCTATACTTGTCCCTATTACCAAACACAGGGTGTTCATATATCTCCAATGCCCCAGTTTTGTCAATATCAGGTTTTGTTGGATAATGTCTTACTGGTAATAAATTTCCATTTAAACAAAACTTGACTGAGTTGTCATCATTTAATGCTAATTGCCCAATATAATGTGATGCGCAGAATTTATCTTCTAATGGGTATATTGTTGATAAATATTCTTTTATATCTAATACTGGGAATATACTTCCTTCTTTTCTTAATACAGCTTCTTCGGGAGTAATAGGTTTTTCAGCTTTTTTCTGAACTAATCTTTGGGAATCTTTGGTAGCATTTCTTATAACCTGTCGTTCTTTTAAAAGAAGTATTAATGATTTTATTACATCAGAATTTCCATTTTTATCATAAGCCCCCTCATATGACACATATGAGGGTACAAAAAATGAACATTCGCCAGAGCCATTTGTCTTGGAATATATATTCCTCATTGGTTTTATGGAATACCCTCTCGGCGAATAGAACATTCTCTCCGCACTTGTAAAATCAGCCCCTTCGGAGCCTCCAGTCCCAGAGCCTAATAAAAATCCATATACTAAATCATCTTGCTTAACAGACTCTTCTGCGACAGTCCAAGTCTTTTCAAGCCCAGGGAATACACCAACCTCCTCAAAAGCCACCAATTTACCAGAGTTGTGACAAATTGTAAAATCATCTAATAGGAATAAATTATCGCCATCCACTGTAAAGCCATAATATTTACCTATTCCATTGTAAGATACTTTAAACTTTGTATCAAGGCTATTTAATTGCTGCTTTGACCTTACTTCAGCTTGTTTCCTTTTTATTTTAGTTGGTATCAAATGTAAATCATTAAATATGGTAATCCTATAATAATTTTTATTATAACCCTTCACATGTTTTACATTCATTGATGTCTTAAACCCTAAACTTCTGCATAAGTACACAATCTGATCTGCCAATATTTTATTAACTTGTATTATTTCAAATCTATAATATTTTTTATCAAAGTGGCCGTCCGAGTCAATTATACCAGCCAGTAACCTTAATCTATTTTCTCTTGAATTTTTTAAAAATAAATCTGGAATATGCTTATTTTTTATTAAATTAAGGTCCCTAAATAAATTTGTTATTTTATTAACTTGGATATTGTGGTATCCACCCCTAGGATCTCCTCCTGAAAACATTATTTGCCTTACACATGCCCCCCTTTTTGTATACTCCTTACATTTAATCCCAAATCCGTCAGCATATTTATATAAATAATCTATAACTTCTTGATCTATATTTGTAATTTCTGGTTTTGCGGAAGCGCCATTACCTAACCATAATCCTAAAAAGTAAGGATCTATCGGCAGCTCCTTCTCATTGAATTCAATTCCTGTTTTTCTAAGATTATATCTTATTTTAACACTTACAGGTTCATTTATGTAACTTCCTGGAGTTATTAATTTCGAATATTGTTTTTTATTTTTATAGTCATAATAAATAGTATATATATCATGCAAGGAGTTAACAATTTGCACATTTCCATTCATAGGGATAATCTTATACATATGATCTTCTCCAGAATGTAATTCAAGAACTTTTCTTGGTTTTGAGTCTGGCCCCATTACTTCATCTCCAGTAATTATGTCTTGAATGAATTTAACTGATCCATCACTCATTAATACTTTAGTATTCTCAGCAAAACATTTGCCCCTTCCTTTGTCCGGGTCGTCCTTACATGTTATCCCCATTACTTCACTAAATCTGCCTTTCTCAATACCTAATTTCTTATCAACATATCCAGATTTAGTATGTTCATCTATATTCTTTAGTCTAGGGCTCCAATATGGAGTATTATCTTCTATAAATGATAGGTTCTCCTTAAATTTTGTTAATGGGCCATCTTTGTATAAATATTCTTTTTGAAACGCCAATATGTATGACTTAGACTTTCTAAAGTGGACATAGTTTCTACACAACATATTTGCCAACTTAAATGAATACCCCCATCTTCTTTTCTTCAAAGAGAACCCAAACTGACCATTATTCTCAGCTTGCTCTATATAGTGAAAGTACCAATAATCTGAATCATATATATTAGGGAACCCTTCGTTGTTACTTGCAGTTTTTGCACCATTCTTCTTCTTAATCATAACCCTGCCATAATTCCAATAATGATAATTATATCCAGATATCCACTCCCCGTCACTTTCCCTAATATAACCTTCTTTACACCTTCTCCTTTCTTCATTCCAAAATTTCATATAATCTGAAGATGGGTCTGGATTTTTAAACAATTTAGTATAGCAGCCAAATTCTTCAAAATGTTTTGCTGCTGGTCTAAAGTAATCCATATCTTCAAGGATATGTGGATTTTCTAAGTCAACATATATCCTACCATTTTTATCCTCAATTCGAGAATCAAGATTGTTTGGATTATCCCACCTTTGTAAATCCTTAGCATATTTCCTGTCAGGCCTTGATAAAGCCTGTATTAAATATATCTTACTTAAGCAATCATACAACTCTGATATTGAAGAACTATCTAAATCTTTCAATACATCGTCAGTAAGTTCAGTTTGTAAAGAATTGAATTTATATTCCATTTATATCCCATTAATCTTCATCATCCATATAAAAACTGCGCTCTCTGCCACCCTTTAGAGTATCAGCAGTTTCCTTATCTTGTTTAACAATCTTTTCCAATTCCCTAACTGATTTAACAGTTTCTATAGAATTTTTAATCATTGAATTAACCCTGGCCATATCTTCACTCTCAGCATCTTTTTCCTGGAAATTTCTTAGGTATGAATCAATCTTTGATAATGCAATTCTTATACTATCAAGAAACCTTGACGTAACAGTCTCATCCAACTCTTTATACACTTGGATAGCGTTACTAACCAATTTATCAGGTCGCCAATTCTTAATCTTTATACAATGATTTATTACAGCATCACTGCGTTGCTTGATATCTAAGTATGAAGAGAAATCTGACCTATTATCACACATATGATATACATAAGACAATTCTTGTATTGCCACAGATTTATCCTTAGATTTATCTCTAACAAATATATCGTTAAATACTTGAACTGTCAGTGCTTCTGGCTTCACCTCTAACTTCCAGTTCACCATCTGAAACATTTCCATTCGCTAACTTACTTTCTAATTTCATTTTAACATGTCTTGCTATTCCTTCTGGTACATAAAACCTACCAAAATTCTTTATTTTAATTACAGGATAATATGCATTTATCTTATCTGGCTTGTAAGACATTGTATTGTATGCCATTTGATTTATAGCGTCAATAACTTCCTCAACTTGCTTTACAGTCACATCATTTGAAGAAGCTACATGTTTAATAAGTTTCCTTGTCTCAAGATGCTTCATCTTCATCAAAATTTTCAAAGAAACTATTTAACTCATAGATTTCATCTCTATGTTGCTTACATACCTTAATCTTACTTCCAGTGAGTTGGTCTGAAACTTCATATACTCCAATCCTTGGCCGTTTCATGCCATTAATCTCACAATAAACACACTTATCTTCTTTAGGTTTCATTTTAGTTAGTACTAAATTTTTTCTAATATATCTTTAAGTTCTGACTTATTCCTAATCTTTCCATAGAACAATACTTTATATTTATCAGAATTTGACATCTCACATATTCTAATTTTATCATCTTTTATAACAAGTGATAACAATCTATCTCCACAATTTTTAACGTAAACATCATGGCTAAAATTAAATCCTAAACTAATAATATCTTCTGAATCTAGGTATTTTACTCTATAAAATGACAAGTAATTTGATAGTGCATTGAAATCTTCCTCCACAATAACATGTATTCTCCACTCTTCTATTGGAGCATTTTCATTAAAATACATATCATATTTTTCACACTCAAACCCAACCTTAAACTCACTAATATCTGGTATATAATATTTTTCTTCCATAATTATAACATTACTCTAATATTACCGTTATTAATTTCTTTATCTAAATTGTATATTGGCCTTAAATCTTCAGGATGTTCCATATATGTAATAACTACACCTTCGTCCAATTCCGATGTTATTAACTTTGGTTCTCTATCCCACCATACTTGGCAATCAATCCATTCATTATAATTAAATGGATTTGACTCACATTTATTTTTTGATGAAAAATCCCAAATATTCCAACTTCCTTTATGATTAACAAGTCTTTGAAATTTAAACCCTTGTTTAAATTCTGAAATGTCTGGAATTCTGAATCCTTCTTCCATAATTATCTTGGTATTGCTGATACAACTTTCTTATGTAACATTTTATTTCCTTGTTTAGCCCTTGTTAAACCACCACAATCTTGACATCTATAAACTTGATACTCTACTGCTTGTGTATAGAAGTTCTTCCCAGGTTCAATTATAAGATTCTTACTTCCACACAACGTGCAATGAGATTCTTTGTCATTACTATATATGTCAATATTGGGATGCCCTTTTATGTATGGTCTTAATTTTAAGTAAACTTTCTCTAATATTTCCACATCATGTTGATTGTATTTCTCCATATATTCAAGTGATTCTTCATCACCCTCAAGGCACTTCTTCCATAGTTCAAAATCAGTGTCATATTTACTTTCTATTCCAAAATTATTAGCAAGATGTTGTAGTTTATTGCTTGAGAAACCAAATTGTTTTTTAGCAACTAACATTGTGTCAACGGTCTTATACGGAGAAGGTGGAACCATGCCATGAACTATAAATCTAGTATTTAGTTTAGGTATATCAAACCTATCTCCATTATGAGCAACAATAATATCAGCTTCATCAAACAATCTCCACATCTCTTTAACAATTCTCTTATCATCTTCATTCTTTGCCTCAGTGTTAGTAACTCTATCCGATATAACACTATTAGAATCTAACCATTTTGCAGACCATGTTAAAATGAAATAGTCTGATATTAACTGTGGGAGTGATATATCTTGTTTCCAAAATCTCCATACAAATGCTTTAATTGGAGCAGTTTCTATATCTATGAATAGTATTTTTGCATTCGGAATAAATTGTTCAACTTCTTTATCTTTAATTTTAGTATTAAATCTTTCATCTATGGTTAGATTACTTCCTAAATAGAACTCCATAATACTACTATTAATCTCTCTGAAAGTTTTAAGAGATTCTTCATCATGTTTTAACCCTTCAACATTCCTATCATTTACAAACCTAACAAGCTTCTTAAAGTCTTCTTTATTATTTATGATAAAATTATCTCCAACCCTATATTTTGATTTAGTATTTTTCTTAGCATACTCAACTTCCTCAACAGTGCAGCCAAGTTTCATTGCCAACTTCTCATTTCCCCATTTAAAGTACCCTGGGTTCTTCTGTAAAAAACTCTGAACTTCTGTAACTTTCTGTAAATCCATTGTCTATTTTATTTATACTATACCTGAAGTTATACTCACCAGACTGTTTATTAAATTTTAATACTTCTCCAGTGTACATATAATCTTCAACTTTGTCAAATATACTTATAAATTCGTAATGTCTTGCTATAATTTCAAAAATATTTTTACTCTTTAATTCAAATGTCATTTTCAACAAATCTAAATGTTAAAGTATTTTCATCTTTTATTATATATTTTCTAACTAAGAAATCCTTCTCTAAAATACCCTTACTCTTTAATTCAGCAAATATATTGTACAAATTGTCATTAGATATCTTAATCTCATTACAAATATCCTTCTTACATTGAGAAGAGAATATTATAGTATCTCTATGTTCTTCAGGTATATTTAGCAATTCATTATATTTGAAATATAATAATGCAAGTACATCTTTTTCTTTAGGCCTAAGTTTATTGAATGGACTAACATTACAACTAAGTAGTTCTATAATCCATCTAAACTTTTGCAATTTATCAACTTTTATCTTTAATTCCATTGCTTAATATTTTTTACCTTTATGCTTCCATCTTACACTCCATATGCTTTCACAAAATCCATAGTCTAATACCCAATTTATAAGAATCAACATTGCTATTATATAACCAATCATTACTCCAGTTATTCCAGAATCTGAATATTTAGAAACTATAAATGCTCCATATAATCCACTTGTTAATATTATTAAAGATACTATTAATTTAATTAATACATTGAGCAATTTGTTAATTGTCAACACCCATTTGCTTAACTTTGTTTATGATGAAATTTCTTTTTTCAATCCAGATATTTGGCTTATGATATGAGTTGCAATGCACTATTCTTCCACATTTCATAGGATTAATTATCTTCATCCCGGAATCTATATATATCATTAAATTATAATCACCCTCACTATAATAGGCATTATCTATTATTAAATCTTTCTTACATCCAAATTAACTATCTAAAATGTCTTTTTTATTTTCCATTGCATAAATTATTGTTTGGACAAATATATAACATAATATATTAAAATGCAACACCCTGGCTAATTTATTTTTAACCAGGGTGTTGCATTTGCTCCAAACTAATACTACTCCAACTCCTTCAATTCCTTCTCAATCTCTTTAACTTTGTCTTTTGCTTTCAAAACATACTCTTGATAAACTTTAGCATAGTCTTCATGAGTTTTCAGATTCCTCTTAGCCTCCTCAAGTTCTTGCTTAAGCCTCTCAATCTTATATTCCTTCTTTTCAATTACATCATACTTTCTAGCATCAACATAATTTTTCCACCAATCTTCATTAAGATTAAATGTTGACGTTGTTAATGTTCCTTTAATATTCCCAGAACAACTTTTACAAGATTCAGTCCCGGCTAAACTACAATTACAATTAACTATATACATATTTTTATTATTTAAGGTTATGCTTCATTATTGTCAACTTCTGTGCCAGGAATATTATCCTGACCTTCTGACTTAGTATTTGTATTTTCTTCTGTAGTTTTGGCAGGTTCTGGGAATCTCTTCATCAACCATTCTTCATATTGAAGTTTCTCAACAGTTAGTTTAGTTAATTCATGTTCTAGTCTCAACACTTTTAACCTATCTTGCATATCTTTAATGTATGCAGCTTGCTGTGCTAATTCCATTCCTTTTGTACCTTTTGGTTTGTTACTCATTGTAAATTTACTTTAGTTTGTTTATACTCTTTATCAAAATTATCTGGTCTTACTGCTAAGTTGATATTACTAGCTGTAAATACAGCATATCTAGCATCTCTATAACTAAACCCTCCCATTGGGGTTCCTTTCATAATAATATCACCAACTTCAACGTTAGTTACATTGGAACCTTTTGCAACTACTGTACAATAATCAAAGTCTGAATTATTATTTTCAGCAACATTTGTTATTATCAATCCAAGACCTTTTTCATGTAGCCTTGTTAATACCATGTCATTTCTCAATATGACATCTTCAATCTTTTTAATTCTATCCATATTCTACTTTGTTTCTTGCAAATGTAATAATTTTTCTTTACAATATTTAATTTTATTTGTATAATGTTCAATTCTTAAATCTATATCAGTAATTGGAAATTCTATAGACTGAAATGTGTAGCAATTAACCCTTGGTTTTTTATATGTAATTGTTATACTTGTCAAGTCATGATAAATATCAGCTTCCGTATATACATTCAAGTATTTAACATATTCATTTACCAATAAAACTAATCTATCAAATTTATTCTTAAATTCCATCTTTTAATACGTAATTTTCTTTAATATATTGATGTAATACACCAGACAATGCATCTACAAATCTTTCATTTTCACTAAGCTCATCCTCACCTATATGATATAGTAATGCATGACATAGTTCATGCATATATGTTAGCAGTAATACTACATCCCATCTCCGAATGAAGTTACTATGTTAAATTCTTTTTCTTTTCTTTTTTCTTCCACCCTTTTTAAAGAAATATTAAAATAATCCATATTATTTTCAATTCCGATAAAGTTTCGGTTTGTGTTTATACAAGCAATTCCTGTGGTACAACTTCCAAAAGTGTTATCTAAAACAATATCATTCTCATTTGAATATGTTTTTACTAAAAGTTCTATCAATAATAATGGTTTTTGTGTTGGGTGTAGTTTTTCAACTCCTTTTTTACTATCTCTATTGAATTTTTGAACTGATATTGGATATACTAAATATGGGTCATAATCTTCTGAATGTTTATAAACACCACTAATTACATTTGTTTCATCAATATTCAAATCACCTTTCATTGGTTTTGGGTTTGTTACATTTTCACGTTTACTCATCTGTGGATTATAAGTTGGTGTTTTCTTATAAAATATTGATATATTTTCGTGAACTTTTCCAAATTGTTTTTTTATTGTAAATGGATTAGTTGGTTTTTCCTTTTGCCAAATAACATCATATTTGTATTGTTTGATATTACTCATTCTAAGCATTGAACTAAATGGTTCATTTCCAAATAAAGCAATGGCCCCATTATCTTTAATAATTCGTTTATATTGTTCCCAAAGTTTGTCAAAAGGTATCACTACGTCCCAAACACAAGCAGTCGTTCCGTAAGGTAAATCACAACAAATAAAGTCAATACTTTTATCAGGTATCAATTTCATTTGTTCTATTGTATCACCGTATCTTAAATCTATTGTCATAATTTTATTTTAATATTTTTCCACCGCACAAAAAAGAAAAAGGGCTCGTTCTCCGAATGAGCGTTTGTGGTTTAAATCCGTACTACTGCTAACATCGTGTATAAAACATAATGGTTTCAGTGGTATATTCAAAATTTGTACTTCTATTATAGTTCATTTTATGTTGAAAGTTTAGTATTTCTAATCCATTACGTTTCATACACGCAACCGTTCTTTCTTTACTTGAATCCTTTATGTAACCCCCCCCTAATGCATTGGTTGATATCTTAATTTCACCGCCACCTTTTATATGCTGACCAAGCCCTTTTGAAAAATTCAAGCTGTCACACTCAATTACGTCAATTACTTCAGCTCCTAATTTAAAACTTCTTGGTATCATAATTCATTGTCTTTATTTAATACTTCCATATAAAACTGCTGCACTAATGCTTCTGCTAAATAATCGTCAGGATTCTCAATTACATCAAGATATCCATTAGTATCAAACCATTCATCAAATTGTTTACCAAGCTCATCTTCGAGCATTAACTTTGCTTTCTCCTTTGCTTTTGCTAAATTAAATTCTGTTCCCATATATTATAATAATTTATATCTTTTAAGTTCATCTTCAACAAATTTTTCAACATTTGCAGTTGAGAATAATAAATTTTCTACAAACGTGTCTTCGATCTGAAAACAATTCACAATATTATCATAAACGTTTATATGAATTATATATTCAATATTATTAATTTTTTTCTTAAAAAACTTTGTATGCCAGTATGTTACTTTGTCAACTGTTTCGTATTCAATAAATCCATTGTTTTTAATAAATTCAGTAGCCCCGTACTTGATATCATCTTCCACTAATAAGTTTCTAATATTATCGGATATTGATTTTTTTATAAAATTATATTGTTCCCAATGTTCTCTAACTGTGTAATTTTTGCAATACAATTCATTATTCATTTTTTTATTGTGATAATATATTGCAAAATTAATTGCATCGCATTCAATCTCTGTTAATATGAAATTTAATTCATTATTAAATCTTTCATTGTATTTTTTTATAAAATCATTCTTCATACATTATATATTTTATATATTAATTACACTTCCACCATCTTCAACTCTAATCTCAACTTCTTTTGCATAAAATTCATAACTTCCGTCATCTTCATTCTCAGGCATTATTTTATATGCAACAATCTCCTCATTTTCAATCTGCAAACTTACCATGTATGGACTGACTACCTTCCATAGTATCCTTATCTACAAAACTAACTTTTAATCTCTTTATTGTTGTCATCTTCTAAATACTTAATTATATAATCTATTGCAACTCCAACTTCTTTAGGACTATACTCAAATTCATCAATCTTTCCCCTTCTCCAGGAGTTGTATTGTTTCATTATTTTTATTACCAACTCTTTATTCATCTTTCAACATCTTAATTTTACAATCCAAATACCACTTAGCCTTCTCTAAATCTTCAATTTCTTTATCTTTTACTGATAATCCCGTTTCATACTTAAGACCAGCTCTCCATAAATATTTAATAGCATTCCCTATACAGAAATCATAGTGTTTAGTTATTTCTATACATTCAATTCCTGAAGGATGTTTACGATAGTGGTCTGGATTAATGTTACTTTTCATACTAAATTTTTAAGTAAAAATATAACTTTCTCCATTATAAAGCAAATATTTATTAAACTATTTTTCAAGTAATTGCATAATAATTATTAGGTGAAAATAAAAAACCCAGTAACTATTACTAATTACTGGGGAAAATCTAAACTATGAATAAACACAAATTGGACTACTTATATCTTCTAGCTTTAATTACTAATCTAGTAATTATTATCTCTTGGTTTCAAAGGGATTTTTAACCCCTGAATAACTACTCAGAAGTTTACCCTTGCCATTAATTTCACTTATCGGTACGTTCAGTTTTACCCTATCACCCTGTAGTCTTTAAACCACCCTGGCAGCATTTCATTCTAACCCTTAGCCTAACCCAGTTATTAATAAGTTTATATAATGTCTTTTGTTTCTCTGGACCACCCAAATACTATGTAAGTTGTATTTAACAAGCCCATTACCTCCTTACTTCTACAAGAATCCCTTAAAACTTGTTACCCCTTAGGAGGACTAGGAAACATGCAATAATAGTAAATATTATTTACATTTCCAAATATTTTAGATGATATTTATCACCTATTAGAGGTGATTTAAATCACCAGTTAGTGGTGATGTAGATCATCTTAAATGTATTTTGCAATATACTTTCTACATACAGTTTTAATATTACCATTAACACATCCATATATTGAATGCTCTGGAACTTCAAGCTCCTTTGCGGCAGTAACTACATTTTTAAATTCCACAACTACGCTCCCATCTAATGTTTCCACTTGTACCTTTTTATCAGATGTCTTATTCTTAACTACTGCATAATTCCTATTTTCATCAAAATTTCTTTTATAAACAAATACGTATCCATTGTAAGACTTCCTGACTTTAATATTCCATTACTCTTATATTTTGAACAACTCAATATTTGATTAATTATCTTATATTTAATACCTAAACTTTCTGACGCATCTTTTGTATTTTTAAATTCAAATAATTTTTCCCCAGTATCTTTATTGAATACATATATTGTCATATCTTTTTTTATATACTCAATTTTATTTAATTTCTTTAATATTAATTTATTCCTCCACTAGTCATAATCAATTCCTTTGTTTTTGTGATTATAATTAAATGCTGCCAATCTTAACTTTTCTATAACTTCCTGAGATCTTTCACCAGTACCTCCATCTAAACTTTGGAGACACATATTATATCCAATATTTTTATCCATTGAATTAAATGTTTTTATCCAGTGTATCTCTCTTTCAATTAGCATTTGTGAGTTATCAATAATTTCTATTATTGAATAATCAAAGGAGTTATTTCCATATTTATTATAAGAATTTTGTAAATATTCATTACCATGCTTATTATTCTTTAAATCATTTTTATGCTCTCTTAATCTTCTCCTAATATCATTACTACTACCTATGTACATTTTGCCATTAAGAATATTTGTAATTTTATAAATTCCCTGTATTTTTATTTTTTTTATTTTTATTTTTCAAAATTTAAAAATTTTTTTTCTAAATTCCAAAGTTTAGTGTAAGATTTTTTTTAAAAAATAAAAGAGCTTAGAGCTACTCCCTTACAACCCCCACTAAGCTTTGACATTGGGTCATATGGCCAGTCTCATTATCCAGCATTTATATGTTTTTCTGGATAATTGGCTAACTCCATGCCTAACTGGACTGTACAGGTAAATCCCTTGAGGTAATGCTGTATTCACATCTGAAGACTTGCATTGCATGTCCAACGTTAGGTATTGCACATTTGTGCCAAGATAACACGTTGGTAATATGCAATGATAATGCACTGAAACCTTTGTTGGGTTGCAATTAGATGTAGTTAGGGAGTGAGAGCCCTAACATTTTCATTTGTTTGTCAATTTTTTTCGTTCATTTTAATAACTTAAAACTTAAGATTATGGCAACTGCTAAATTTCATTCATTTCGTGGCGAAAAGTCTGCGTTAATTCTTGTTAAGGCTAATGCATTTGTATTTAGCTCAAGTCCTGTGTATGTTCCAAAGGAAGCTATTCCTGCTGGCATTAAGGAAGGTGACTCGTTTGAAATACCTGATGGGTATAAACTTGTTCCTTTTGTTGACCCTGAAACAGGTGTTGTTATGACTACTAAAGAAGGTGCTGAACTTCATGTTTTGGCATATTAATACTTATGTGCATGGGAGAAATCCTGTGCACATATTGTTTTTTATTTCCCCTTCACCAACTCACACTCAGGCTTGTCAAATAATGTTACACCTATATATAATAGGTATAAGATTGTTTAACTAAAACTTAATACTATGAGTGTAATTTATAATGGTGTAGTTATTCCTATTGAAGACTATATCACAATGGACAGAGACTAAAACATGAATTTCATGATTAACACTAAGTCTCTACAATATCAACATGAGTAATAATAAGTTTATTCCACTTTACTTATTGTGAAAGTGTTGATATTGTTATTATTTGGGGAGGAAGATGTGTAGGACTATCCCAATTCCCCACTATTGTCACAAATCTAATCATCATTACAATTAAAATCTAATCATTATTTATAGCTAATATTAACAAACCTTGTACAATTTAATCTTTGATGATTAAATTCTCAACACTCAGTAGGTTAAGCTGAGTAAATATAAGTTTTTCATAGTTTTAGTTTTAAGTTAGCGTTTGTTAATGACTGGTATATAGCTAGTGGAAGTCTAAAATGGTACAATTCGTTAGTATTATATTACCAGTCATTAATTTTTACAAAGAAATTGGTTTACTTAAATATTTTATTATTAACAATTAAATTTTATTGCTATGTTTAATTCAATTATTATTGCAAGTGTAAATGCTTACACACAAGGAACACCTGACAAAAATGGTAAAGCTCCTGTAATCCTTAACATTATTAGTGGTGAATGCCCTAATAGAAATGTACTTTCAGGTACAGTTGCCGAATCACTCGGAGTTGAAACAGGTAAAACTTACATGTTTAGTGTAAGAGAAGTTGAGGCTAATGAATATGGCCGTCAATTTGTGTATAGTTTGTTATCAGAACTTAGGGGTATTGAAATTCTTCAAGCTTCTAAAGAACTTGGTAAAGCTAATGTATTCAGTGTTGATACAAACACTGGGCAAATCAATGCAGCCCTTGAAAAAAGCTTTCACGAAGCTAACAAGTAATTAACCTTTATGGCTACTGGAGAAATCTGGTAGCCATATTTAATAATTAACATTTTAAAACTAAATATTATGGGAACAAAAAGTATAGTGGACAATCTAATTCAAGAAATTAAGCAATTAGACCCACAGATAAACAATGACACCATTTTAGAATTATCTACATGGTCAGTTAATCAATTATCATTTATTAAGGATTATTTAACAACTTACAATAAACCGGTAATTAACTATGAAAACAATTAAAGTTGAATTTAATGCAGACCCTAATAGACCTGAAGAATCATGTCACATGGGTAGGTTAATAAATTCTATTGAACCAAGATTTAAAGAATTTTCCTCATGGGATTTAGCATTATCATTTTGGTTAGAATGTACTTCTCCAATTTCAGAGATACCAATAAATCCTGAAGTTGCCTCTTATTGTAAAGCAGAAAAACATGCTTATTTAGAATCATTAATATGATAGAACATGATAGTATGGGAGAAATCTCATACTATCTTGGTTATTAATATAGCTTAAGAGTAAAATTATGAAAGAATTCTCTTCAATATTATTGATATTTTCAATAGCATCATCAATATCATTGTTATTAAAAATTGTACAAGCAATAGTTCACAATAAAACAACAAGTTTTGCGCTTGAAATTTTTACAGTAGCAATTTTATGGAGCATATTTTATTATTTAAATTAAATTATGAAAAGAATCTACATGGAATCCTCATTAATGAATTTACATAACAATGGTGTTGACGTAAATTCATTATTACAAGGCCCATCTATGAGTTTAAAAGAAACTAAAGATGGGACTAAGTATTTTGTTAAAGAAGAAATTCAATAATTAATAATTAATATTATGAAAACACTAAGAAAATTCATGTTAGTAATAGCTACATTTGTATTAATAGTATTAGTAGGATGTATAGCCAATCAAATTTATTATAAAGATAATATAGTAGAGATAACTCAAACTGGATTTATTATCTTTATTGATTTAGTAGCATTAATCGCATTGTATTTACGTAAAGATTTATTGATTTAGTAGCATTAATCGCATTGTATTTACGTAAAGAAAAATAACATAATAAAGCACACTGCTTATATAAGAGCTTAATTATAAGAGTAATATATAAGATAATCTTAAAGAAGGATGTGTGTGCTTTATTTTAAAAATTAAAGTGTATGGGCAATGAATTATTAACACTTAAATTTAGATACAATGACATTCCAAATGAAGACGGATTGGGTGAATGTAAGGAAGAAGTTATTACAATTGGAGTGTTTGATAGTTTTGAAGAAGCTTGCATTAAAGGGAATGAAATATTAGGAATATTTGAATCTAAGTTTAACTTAAATCCAAATTATAATAGAAGAGAAAGGTTTAGTAAAAATGGTGGTTGTTTTGGATATGAGAAAAGATTAATAACAAATCTCGCATATCTACAAACTCCATTTTATTTCTACTTCAAAATAACACATCTTAAATATAAAGATATTAGTAAAACAATTGAAAGTATCACTAATACATCTAAAAAGTATAATAAATGGAAATTTCTTAAAAAACTCGAAGATGAAATTTGAAACAATTAACATATATGAAGAACATAGAATTCTTGATATATTGAAAAAGATAGTATGTAGAAGGTTCTTCATTTCAAATGAGCAATTATTATCAAATTCTAGAAAGGGAGAAATAACTAAGCCAAGGCAATTAGTGCAATCTATATGTAAGGATGTATTTCAACATATGTCAATGGCAACTATTGGTAAATATACCGGGAATAAAGACCATGCTACTGTATTACATGCCCATAATGTATGGAATAATACTTACAGGCTTAGTAAAACTGATGATAAGTTGTATAATGAAGTTAAGTCTGAAGCTATTAATATTATTTTAAAAGAAAGGGATACTGGATTTCCATGCTATGAATATCTAAGTATAGAGGAAAGTATTAATGAACTTCAAATTGAAAGAAATAAATTAGCTATTAGGATTAGGGAATTAAATGATTTAGAAGAAGAATTAAAAACAAAATTATTAAATGCAAATATCGGAATCAAATAAATGCTTCTTAATCCAAAGCATATTATCAACTTACGTTGCAAGTATTAAAGACTTGACATTGAGGCATAATGCAAAACTTTATTACAACCAATACTTTAATTTAGGTAATAAGCTTTGGAGAGAGATGAAAAAGGTGCAAAGAAATATTCAGGATGATTATGACAATAATTTCGATGAATTAGAAGAATATTTAATAAAAATTATTGATAAAAGTCTTGAAGTTTCTTTTGAAGATAGGGATAAGTTTTTAGAATATATTAAACAATATAAAAATGAAAAAGATAGTTAAAACATTATTAATACTTCCATTGTCAATAATGTCATGGATAATAGGAGTAATATATGGAGGGATAAAATCAATAGTATTACAATATATTATCACAAGTTTTAAGAGTGGCAGAAATAATGGGATTGATTTTATGAATAAGCTGATAAAATAACTAAAATAAGAATTATAAGTAAAATAATTGGATATAAGTTAAGAGAAGATTGCAAGAAATATGCAAAAGTAGCTTTTGAAATAGCTCAACTTGAAGGGGAATTTGAAGATCACAAACGATGTATCCTAAATACATTTCTGGAACATAGTGAGGTGTATTTTAATCTTCAAAAAGCTGGCGTATTGGATTTGTGGTTTGAACCAATATATGAAAGAGAGTTTGAAGTCGGAGATTGGATAATATTCTTAAGTAAATTTGACGGGAAACCTGTTGGATATACTACCAAAATTGAAGAATTAAATACAGAAGCTCCATTCTATATATATAATGAAAATATATCAGGAGTTTGGTGCTCTTATGATAATGGGAATGGAGGATTTAAAATAGGTGAAAATGGGTTTAAATTTGGAATAGATTTTAGACTTGCTACAGATAAAGAAATAGAAGAACATTTAATAACAGAAGCTAAAAGAAGGGGATTTAAAGATGGGGTTAAGTATAAATATCCAGACAAGCCACATATTGGTGAAAGAAAATGTGTTGGAAAGTTCTACGTAAATTCTGAAAAAGATTTATGTGATGGAGAAGAGACGGGATGTAGTTATATAATATATAACAATGGTAGTAACATTTGGGCTGAAATTATTAAAGATGAAAAAATAGTTATTAGTGGCTATACTGCTAAATTTGATAAAGTAAATAAAACTGTATCATTTGGTTATAAGATTATTACTTTAGAAGAATTGAAGGCTGTACTAATTGTAGTAAATATGAATGACAGGTGTAACTTTGCATTAAAAATTGGAGCAATAAATATTTCAGGGGTAAATAGATCAACTGGTAATGAAACGTTTGAAGTAAATAAGAAAACTATTGAAAAATTAATCAAAATACTTGAAGATGAATAATATTGAAGTTAATTTAGATAGATGTAAGAAGAATATTTCATTATTAGTAATGTACGAATATTCTTATGATCCTGGAGTTTATGTGTATAAAAATGGCGACCCTGGTTATCCATCAAATGAAGAAATTGAAATAAAGAGTATTCAGTTTATAAATGAAGATGCTGATTTATTAAGTGTATTAGATTATTACAATAAATGCCAGGATGTTATTGACGAAATTGAAGTTAAAATTAGCGAATATGAAAAAAATAAAAGATAAAGATATGGCAAAATTTACAGCATATAAGGTGTTTAATCCAGATTGGACTTGTAAAGATTATGACTTTAAAACCAATAATGGTTCTGCAATTGGAAGTATTCATGAAATTAATCCTAAATTAACATTGGAATTATGCCATACTGGATTTCACTTCTGTAGAAGACCGAATATGTGTTTCAATTATTATAGTTTTAATAGTAATAATAAGGTTGCAGAAATTGAAATATTGGGTGATTTTATTGGAGATCCGGAAGATAAAGAATGCTCCAATAAAATTAGAATTATTAGAGAATTAAGTTGGGAAGAAGTTTTAAGAATTGTAAATACAGGTAAAAATAATTCTGGATGCAGTAATTCTGGAAACTGGAATTCTGGAGACAAGAATTCTGGAGACAAGAATTCTGGATACAGTAATTCTGGAAACTGGAATTCTGGAGACAAGAAT